ACACCTTCAAAAAACCATCCGTATGAATGGAATTTCCCTTGCCTGTGTTGGAAACATTTAGATGGATAGGTGACATATTTATCAGGCCCTATTCCTTTTCTTAGCCCTCCATGTCCAGCATCCACACATACTACAAATTCATTTGCTTTCATATTTTCATATTTTAAAGGGGAATAGAAATTAATCTACTCCCCTCGGCACTAAGGTAGCGATTCCTGCTGCGCCTATTTCTTTACAAACGAAATCCTATAAGTGAAAAAGCTGCAGAAATCAAAGAAAATTTAGGAGGTACTTTTATTTCTATCTCTTTCCCAGCACATTCTTTTGATGTCTCCTTTATCTTATCCCAAATGATTTGGGCTAACTGGATGTATTCGCGCCACGTAAATTTCACTTTGTTGCCATCTAAATGAACGTTTATTTCAGAAGCAAGTTCCGCAAAGTTCATCGAGTAACAAGCGATGTCACCCATTGGTGACTTTATCCCATCTGCATTTTTCAATGCTTCTTTTAAATTAGTCTGCATATTATTTATTTTAACGATTAAAAAAACGTGTGATTAAAACGCCCAAATTTACGCCAGTAATGCGTTTAATGTTTTCCGAAATAGAATAAAGCTCCACTGTTGCAATTAAAAACGCTGCCATATACGTTATGTTGAATGGAAGCGAAAAAGTATTTCTTGCACCCTCGAAAATCAGGATACCACAAAAATAAACGACTATCTTTTCCATTGTCCGGTAAAGCCCTTTACTATTTATTTTTTGCTGCTCTTTCCTTGCTGCCAGAATCCCAGTTGCCATGTCGGCAAAAACCACAAAAATTGTAAAAATCAAAAATCCCTTTATTGGAACGAAAAAAGAAAATATCCAGCCGCAACAAATCGCGTATGTTATCTTTTCCCAGCCAAGATGCAAAAAGTTGATTAAAGTTGTTTTCATATTTTTTTATTAATTTTCGCTTCTTTGCATTATTATCCAATTTGTACCATCACTAACCAGCGTAACGGCTTTGTTAGTTGTTGGATTTAAAATAGATGTAACAGGACTTGAAGTAGGAGGCGATGTAAAAGGAATTACATTTGAAGAAAATGATATTATTTGTCCTGCACCTGATTGTCGAATGTGCAACTCTTTTCCTGGGTATGTCGCAGCATTTGGCAGTGTTACTGTTGTTAAAACACTTGTATTTATATCCTGCCACGTAGTATTTACACTTATTGTAAATGATGAACTTGTAGAATAAGCGTAATTACGCTCCAACCAATTAGTTTTTACTCTCCCTCCAAATGTGCCTGTAGAACTAACGTCTAATGTACCGGTAAACGTTTTATTTCCTGCAAAACTTTGAGTAGTTGTATTTACCACGCCAGATGCTCCTGTGCTTGCATCGGTAATAGTAATATTTGGATTAGCACCTCCAGATGATGATAATGGAGTAGAAGCAGTAACACTTGTAACACCTCCGCTTGTTGCGCTTAATACTCCACCTGACAAAGATAAACCACTACCTAATGTAACTGTAGCGAATCTATCTGTGGAAGATAAACCTGCGAGCCTTGTAGCTTGATAAGTGTAATTTTTAAAAAAAGCTATTCCATTAAATTGAGTATACCCTTCAAATACTTTATCTCCACTAAACTGTTGAGTCCCTGTTGAACTGACAATTCCAGCCGTACCAAAAGCCGCAGTAGCTACACTTATAACTGGCGTTGTACCTCCTGATGATGATATTGCACCAGTGCCACCAACAGATGTAACAGTGCCAGTAGGAATAGCCTGTGTAGAAAGTAATCCAGCTGAACTTGCAATAACCATGCGAGAGCCTGTGCCCGCAAGGTTAGACAATGTAGTTGCGCCTGTGACACCAAGGGTGCCACCAATACTTGTATTACTTCCAAAATAATTAGTACCACTTCCTGTTTGATAAATGCCATAATCGCCACCAGACGCAGTATTCACAAATAAGCCATAATGATTACCTCCAACAGTAGATGTATTGTTAAAATACCCTGCATAGGTTGTACCTGAAGAACCGCTGCCACTTGCAGCTATTTCACCGACAATAGCATATGCACTTCCTGTACCTCCAACATCTAAATGTGTTGCTTTTCCTCTAACGCCAATTGCAGTATTATAAATAGTACTTGCATCTGATATTATTCCAAAAGAATTAACTCCATTTGTATTTACATTACTTCTTATTCCAGTTACACTTTGATTATTAGGTAAACCAGTAAATTGATAATCAACATTTAATAATGTATCTGTATAATTATTATTACTACTTGAACCGCTCAAAGTCCCACCTGTCAATGGCAAATACGTAGAAGCCGCCGTTCCCGTGCGCAAGTAATTTGTAAGCATGGAAGCTGTGTCGCTTACTAAAAGGGCTGCTGTTGTGTCGCGCCATAATCCACCTGAATAATATAAAGTAGCACCTGTAACTGGGTTAGTTATTTGAGTGTCGTGAAGCTCGTCCAATTCCTGCCCATTTCTTATTTTAATGAACAATTCTCCCGAACCGTTATTACTCTTTACGCACACGCCAATATATACGCTATGTTGTGGTGCTTGCGGCTTTGTTGAAGTCAATGCACCTGGCACCGTTGGCGATAAATAAACCGCGCTATCTTCTGTTAAGGCTGATGTATTTAATCCTGTTATTAAGCCTTCGGTAATAATGAAACCGCTTGCATTGTCCGCAATGCTTTCCGCAACCACGCCAAAAGTATTAGCCGAAAAAGCATCCGTAACCGCTAAACCTTTTGCAACGGTTATTCGATTGCCCTGACTTCCTGCTAAATAAACCACGTCACCTTTTGCCAATGGTGCGCCTGTTCTATTGTTAACCCGTTGGTGTAATTGTTGCCCAATGACATTGGTAACATTTCCACCTTTTAACCCTTGTATTAAAGAACCCTGTGTATCATTGTATTCAACTTCGCCAACTCCCACTGTGCCATTTTTTGCCGTGTTGAAGGTGATGGAATCAAAAGGCATGGTTAAACCTCCTCCTCCTGAAATACCAACCAAGTTCCAAACGTTGGAGGTAAAATCAAATGAGTACATTTTCAAATTTACCGTATCAAGAATAACCCACGCGCTTTGATTGTTGATAGGTTGAATGGAAGCCGTGTCGGATAATGAACCACGCCACACCAGCCCGTCGGCTGTGGTTTGGAAACCAAGACGCTGTTTGTTGCCCGTGCTCGGGAATTGGGCAATGGCAAAGGTAGAGGCTAAAATAATGAACGCAAGAACAAGTCCCTGTCGTTTATTACCTGATTTGTTTATGACCTTTTTCCCGACGTTAAGAAGAAGGTCGCGCACTAAAGTAAGTGCAACCTCTCCCATGGCTTTTAAAAACTTCCTTTCTTTTTTTGGCTTAATTTCTTCCATTAGTTTATGTTTATTGCAAATACAATGTAATTACTTCCATCGTAATGGCTGTTTGAATCTATGGTAATTGTTGCAGGTAATGTAATAGTATATTGACTATCTACTAATTTTTGTCCATTCTGGTAAACGTGAACAGAGGCGTTTAAATTAGTTGTAGGTAGCTTTCCGCTATTCTGTGTCCATGTTAAAATATTAGAAGTAGTATCAAGAAATTCTTGATTAAAAATAGCGATAGCAGAACCAGTAACCGTGACATTGTTTATAGTTTCGGTAACATTATTATTTACCACTCCGCCACTTCCGGCATTGTTTGCCACCTGGTTAAAGTCGCGAGGTTTGGATAATACAGTTCTTTCTGTGTAATTAGGCATCTAATTCTATTTTAAAGTAATCACCCTGCCAAATCTCTGTTTTTAAGTCAAGACTACCTCTTTCAAAAACGTAATATCCGGATGAATATTCTATGACCTTGTGAGGAAGGTAAGGATTATCTACTGATAAATTTTGGAAAGGCATATCTACCATCCTTAGCTTTGGAGTGAGCTGACCGCGTATAACTTCATTTACTAATAGCTGTGTCACATTATTGAAGCCTTGTCCGCTGCTTACATCCCAACTGCTACTATTTTCATAGCTACCAGATTCTAATACTTTTAATCCTCCATCTGTTGTTTTGCTCGGCCCGTCACCAAGGTATGTATCAAGGCTAAATACTGTGGAAGATTTATCATCATTGTCCGAACCATATTCAAGTATATCACTTTGCCCAGAAACTGCACCGGTAGGTAAAAATTCAAGATAATTATTGCTTAGTAAATAAGATACGGCAAAGTTTGAAATTATACTGCTACCTGCTTCGTTTCTCATTTGCTTTAACCTCATTTCCCATACGTACTCCGCACTTTCTGGAATGTCTAACGTATCAAATGTGATAGTCTTATAAGCAACAAAAGCAGCATCTGCCGTTATTGTTTCAGTATTAAATTCATATTCATAAAAACTATTTTCCCACGTTGCAGGCTCTAATTGAAAGTTAAAACCATTGGTATAGGTTACACCTCTTTTTAAATATTTATTCTCCTGCTTTACTTGTAACGACTTTATTTTACCGGTAAACTTTGGTGTAGATACACTATCTAATTTTAATGTATCTGTATTAGTGGATAAAATGACATAATCGTAATCTCCACTTTCTGTAATTGTTTTCGTCACTCCTCCTAAACGCAATCTAAGGCTACCACTATTTTCAATGTCAACTTTAATCTTTACATAATATTTTCTTCCAGATGTAACTGTGAATGTAGTATAAAATGCTTCCGTAGCTATTAATGTACCTTCGAGTATTTTATTATCAATCAACCATCCGCTACCTAATGTCCAGTTAGCACTTTCAAAACCTTGTAGTGGAAAGCTATTTATTATGGATGCTACTTTAACGGCAAATACAAATTGAAATGGCTCAAAGTTTACAGGATTTAAAGCCTGTGCATAAAATCCAAGTATCCCTGTATAAGATAAACGAGCATCCGGATTAGAAGCATCTAACGTCGGAGTAGTTGTAATAACCGGAGTGTCATTTGTAGCGTAGTTATATTCGACACCTGCTAATAAGTTTTGTTTAGCAAAATGATTGTACCGTATTACTACATTTTTTAAAGCGGGATAGTAAGTCCATTTACCACCACTTAACCTCATTAAATCACTTCCTGGAAGATTAGTTTGAATATTGGAGAGCGTTAAATCTGCTGTAAATGTACCAGCTACTTGTACGCCAAAAGCAGTATATTTAAAGTATCTTTTAGTCGATGGCGTTCTTGCATATTCATTGACTTGAATAAACCAATACTGATTCCCACTAAATAATAATCTAGCTCCAAAGCTTTGACATATCTTTTTTAATACGTCATAGCAACTTTGATATATATAATTATTCTTTGTGTCTTTATGGTAAAATGCGCGATGCTGAATAACTGTCAATAAAGAATAATCACTATTTGCACTATATGCCGTTGTGTTCTCATGCCAATTAAAAATGGTATGTAACACCGGCAAACTATTTGCCACAAGATTCTCTTGTACAAAATCCAGCTGATTAAGGCAATTTAAAATATGTTGTACAACAGTGTCCTGTCCAAGGTAAGGCCCTACCGCACTTTTGTAATCCAATGTCTTTAGCCAACCTAAGCCATCTATTGCAGATATTTGAGCCTGATAACCTATAACCAATGGCACGTCTTCAAACTCAACTAAATCGGTAACTATATAGCCATACCATTTGAATGATACTGTTGTACCATCATCTTCGTAGGCTGTAAGTTCCATCGTAAACCTACCCTCAACTGCCAAGCCGATGTCAAGGAGAAGTGTCTGGAGATCATTATTATTTATTAGTAAAGACAATGAACAACGCGAGCCAATGATCGGTGTAAACCTTTCCTGCCCTTGCTGACTTTCACTGTCGTATTGCAGCTGCAAACCAATGGTATCAAATGTTTTCACAGTACCGGAGAAACTACTGTCTTTTATAGATACAGTAATCTTTCTACTCTTTTCATTATATACTGTTGTCGAAAACCTTATTGCCATTATTGTATTCTATTTAGTCCCTTCTGACTTCTGTTTAACAATATAATCAAATCATTACCGCTAATCCTTGTTTCAAGGCTGCCACCTACTCCCATATCTCCCATCATTGACTTTAACTTTGATAAAGGTGCAATAACTTCTGGATCAACACGCGCGTTTCGATTGTCTCCTACGGTTGCCATGGTTGGGCCGTATGCAAGACCTCCTTCGGCTAATTTAGGCGCGCCAATTTTCATTACTAAACTTTTACCTAAATTACCTGCTAATGCTGCTATTGCAGGTGCAATGGCTAACATAAAAGGCGTAGGAGGTAAACCTGCTAATGCCTTAGCAACAAACATTCTAATAAGATTACCTATTATTTCAGCAACACTTTTTTTAACTGCTTGTGCAAGTTCTTTCATGCTTTCAAATCCACCAGCCGCTAAATCAGCAAAAGTATTTATACCTTCCACTAATATAGCTTGCATAGGTGTTAACATATCTGCTGCAGATTTTACAGCAGGTGTAATATTGTTAAATGACTTAGCTACATCTTCGTTTGTTTGTTTTAGTCGTTCGTTTGCAGCTGAAATACTTTCTATTTTATCTGGAAGTAAATCTAAGGTAGGAAGTAAATTTACTGTATCTATTGGAGTATTTAAAGCCGATCCAACTCCTTTAACACCTCCTCCCGTTCCTCCGCCTGTTGGTGCGCCACCGCTGCCAAATACTAATTCACCTGTTCCTTCTGTTCCTCCACCTCCTCCACCTTTGCCTGGTGCAGCCATGAATAAACTTTTAAATTTACCTTTAAGGCTATCAACTGTTTCGCCTATGGTTTTAAATTCTGCTGCAACTACTTTCTGCTCTTCTTGATATTTTGTCATGCCACTGACATCAAATAATTGATAGCCCATTGCCTTTTGCAGTTTATCAATAGCCATCATGAAATCAGCTACTCCCTTATTTGCGCTGTTTTTTATGTTTATCCAAATGTTCGTAAATCTATCGCTAAAGGCTTTCCAGTTATCGTAAACATATAAGGCTATAGCACCAACAGCCGCAATGGCTAAGGTAACGCCAAGTATCGCAGGATTAGCAAGTATTTTTGCGAAGGC